CTAAACCTTTAGATTTTTTCTTTTCCATATAATATAATTTGTAGTTTGCAATCGCCCCGTAGAGCGACTGCATCTACAGTTAGATTAATTTAATCTTTTTTCAATATTGGAGTAAATCTCCATTCCTTCATCAGTTTTAAACCAATGTGCTAAAGCAGTGTATGGATGCTCATCAAATGGTACTGTCATTATAGGTCTATTGTTAGAACCCCATAAAAAGTTTCTTTGATCTGAACTTAATTTAATAATACCAAGTTCTGTAGCTTTAATACCAAAGTTTCTAAGTTGAACGTTATCATCAGCAGCTAACTCTAAGAACAAAGCTGGATTATTACGAGCAAATACTAGTAAATCTCTTTTAAGTTCTTTAGAACTCATTTTAGATACTTCAGAACCTTTTTCTACACGCATAATAGCTTCTGCTAAATCAATATCTATTTCTCTAGCCATTAATATTGCATCGGCTTCTAGTTCTAAAATTTCTATATCTTCAGCAGCTTGAACATCAGGCTTGTGTTCATAGTATAATTTGTCTTTATGAGGATGATATATTGATAATAATTTTTGTAAAACAGTTTTTTCTTTTGGAATAAATAAATTACCATCTCTAAAAATTATATGAGCTAATCTTTGATCACCTTTCATTTCATCTACAAAAGGAGTTACTTGATTTTCACAATGTTTCAACTCTCTCTCGTACCCCTTGTCTTTATCAAACCAATAAATGTTAGAACTTCTTAACATGTAGGATATAGGTTTTTTATCACCTCTTAAGTGATATAAGCGATCTTTTATTTCCCAACTAGATTTTTTATTTTCAACTTTTTTAGGTTTTGGTGTTTCAACAACTGGTGTTTCAACAACAGGTACCTCTACCTTTTGTTTTTTTGTTTCTTGTTTTTTTGCCATAATATAATATATAATAAAATTAATAAAAATAAAGGGACTGGGAAATTAATCCCAGTCTCTTTAAAATAATTGTGCTTACTTCATTAACATAAAGTTGTTAGCACCTTGAGTAATTAAACATCTTTCTGATAAAAAATGTATTTGCATTGCATCAAGAGCAGCTGTAGCAGCACCCACAGAACCAGTAGTCCAAGTTTTCATTCTTCGATCATCTGTTTGTGAAGCTCTATATCTAACGTGTAAGAAAGGACGTTTCATACTAGCGCCAACAGTTTGATCATAAACTGAAGAAGTACCAGCAGGAATCATAACCCCTCTAATAGCATTAGTAGCGTTAGCATCATTAATACTACCTCTTGTAGCTTTGTCATTTAAATATCTGAAGTCAGACTTATAGAAGTCATAAGAACCTCTTCTAAAACCAGTGAAACCTAAATTTAATGCCATATCTTCAGAATTGTTGAATACACCGTAAGATGTACCACCAGCACCGTAAGAGTTCATTGAAGCTAACATGTCATCAATAGCTAAGCTAGTTGATCTGTTAACAAACATCATGTACTCTTCAATAGCACCTTGCTTGTCAAACTCAGCTAAGATAGCATCAAATTCAGCTAAATCAGTAGCAGCGTTAACACCAGTAACACCAGTAGTAACATTACCTCTTGATTCTACAGCCGCAAATAAACCTTCAGTACCAACTGTTCCAGCACCAGCAGTAGTTGATCCAAGAAGAGCAGAACCGTCAATTGTAGAATCAACTAAGTTTAACTCACTTTCTAACATCGACATTTCAATGTAGTCAGTAAATCTAGCTCTAGTGTCAGCTTCAGCTTTTAAGTACCATAAGTAACCAGATTGTCCAGTTTCAGTAGAAACTTCAACCCAACCAATTCTAGAAGCATCAGATCCTGAAACTTCGTAGTAGTCTTTCATTATAATTGGTTTGTTACTAAAAGATTTAAAAGTTGGTTCGTTAGCACCTCTAGTGTCAGTAGCACTACCGTCACCAGCAGTCAAGTAGCTCATACCTTTACCATATTCAGAACCATAAACTAATACAGTTGTAGTTTCAGAACCACCAGTTGTTGATAAACCAGCAGTGTTTAATGAAGCGTGAGAATAAGGTTGTACATCGATAATGTCAGTAGCTACAGCTTCAACGATACATCTAACAACTCCCTCAGAGTTTGCTATTAAAACAGTGTCGTTAACTCGAATAGGAAGTTTTCCAGAAGTAACTGCTAATCCATCGATATCTTTTTCTAATTGAATTTGTCCACCAGATGCTGTACCACCAGCGTTTGATTCTACGTGACCTTTAAATGAAAGGTGTAATCTACCTTGTTCTGACCAAACAACTTGATCAGCTGTCATAGCTTCTTCAGCACCAACTTGTGCTAAAAAACCTGAAATTGTACGAGGTCCAAAAACCTCAGCTTCTTTTTCCATTAAATCTGGAACGTATTGCTGTGCCCAACCTTCGTTTGCTGTGCCAGCTAAGTCTAAGTAGTTTGTAGATAATGTTTGCTTCAATGGAGCAGCAACACTATTTAACAAACCACCAGGATTTGAAATTGCCATAATTTTGTAATTTTAAATTGTTATTTATTGTTTTTAATTTTAAACTTAAAATCAGAAGAATTATCACCTAATACTTTTACTTTCAAACCTCCAGCTTCAATTGTCCCGTGAGCTTGTCTTGGGTTCATATCAACATTTTTGGCTTTAGCAACACTATCTTTCATAGCATCAGCTTTTCCTTGTTCGTAAAAGTGTTTTGCAACAGCATCCGCATTCATTGCTGTATATAGAGATTTATGATAACCCTTAGCGTCTGTTAAAGCAGAATTTTTATCCAAAAACTTTTTGGTAAAATTGCTTATATCGCTCTGAGCGTTTTTAACCTCTTCAGCATTGTTTACATTAAACCTGTATTTTTTATCACCGACGTTATATTCAAAACCTTTGAACTTATCGTTGAAAACATTATTTGTTTTCTGTGTAAAAATGTCAGAGTTTGTTTTAACTGTTTTTTGAGTTGCTTCTGACTCTTTGTTATATCTATTAAAGAAATCTACAGCTTTTTGCTGCTCTGGAGTTAATTTACTTCCAGCTTTGATTTCATTATAGTATTTGGACTTTTGCCCGTCCAGATGGGCTCTAGCGTTGGCAACTTGCTCTTTTAACGCTAATTTTTTTCTTCGTATATCTCTATCTTCGTCTACATCTTCGTCGTAAGAGAACGAATCTTCCATAAGGAAGTTAATTTCTTCGTTATTTAAATGAGGTTTTGTTTGCTTGTAGTATTCATATAATAGATTTTGATCATCTAGTTTTGAATAGTCTTGATTAAGCTTAACATAGTCATTTAAGTCTCCTCCAGTTTCTTCCATAAAGTTCATTAACTTTTGGATATTTTCTGGTAATGGTTGACCAGTAGCCTCTGCTTCAGCAACAACTTCTTCTATTTTTTCTTCTGTTGCCGCGACTTCTTCTTCAGTAGAATCTTCAGTAATTTCTTCTAATACTGGAGATTCTTGTGTTTCTGCTTCCGGTTGTACTTCTTCTTGTTTTTCTGTGGACTCGGCATTTTCAGACTCTGCAACCACTCCGCTGTCGTCAGCGTTATCTTCTTTAGTTTCATTTTCTTCTGGTATTATTGGTTTATCTAAGTTTACTTTTGTAATGTTATCATCTTGTTGGGTTTCTTTAACTTCAACTTTCGTAACATTTTCTTGTGTAGTCTCTTCAACTACGTTTTCATTTTTTTCTTCCATAATATAATATAATAATAATTAATAAATTCTAACTAGGATCAAACGCTCCTAAATCAAATCCCCCACCTAAAGTATCATTACCTGCGGACTCAAAGTTTTTAGGTGGTTTTCCACTATTTCTTTGGTCAATCATTTCTGATTGTTGTGTAGCTTGTATCTTTGTTCTTTCGTCTTTACGATCTTCTTTTTGTTTTTCTCTATCTCTAATTCCTCCAACCTCTATGTTTTTGAGCTGCATGTTATATTGAAACTCTAGTTGCATTAACTGCTTTTTCATTTCTACTTCTTGTTGCATTTTTTGAGCTTCCATTTGAGCTTCCATTTGCATGAGTTCAGCTTTACCAGCGTTTAACGCTTGGTTTTTTTGAACTTCAGCTTGAGCTGCGGCCTGAGCCGCTTGAGTGTTAGATTGAGTTTGCGCCTGGATATTTTCCATTTGTAACTGTCTATCTTTTTGTTGCTTTTTTTGCCTACGTATTTTAAGCAATGAATTTGCTAGTTTGATATTACGTATTTCTCTAAGATCAATAGCGTCTTCAAGCTCTATGCTTTGTTGCTGCAACGCCATTTGAATATTATTTTCAAGTATTGCTTTTTCTTCTTCGTCTGGTTGTAATTCTATAAATATACCAAAATCATATAAATGTAACTCTGACATTTCTTCTAAAGTTGCTACATTATGAGATCCAATAGCTTGAACAAAAGCGTCTGCAGTAGGAGAATACTCTAATACATCAGATATTCTAAGCGATAAACATTCTGCTATTTCGGCGGTTAAAAATAATCCAGACTGTAATATGTGTCTTGTTGCAGTGTTAGAGTTTGCAGCTGCTAATTTCTGAACACCAACTAAAGCGTTTTTATCTGGCATGCTACCGTCTCTAGCTTCATTAAGCCCAGTTACATCTCTTATCATTTGCATATAGTAATTATAATTACCTATAAGCGCTTGCATTTTATTTCCACCACTACCACTCGTAATTTCTTGTATAGGTACTTTACCAGGATTTAGATCACCTTCAGAAGTGAAACTTCGTCCTATAACACTACCAGTTTGAAAAAACATATTTAAGGCTTCTTGTGGATTATAATTTGTTCCGTTACCTAAATCAACTTCAGCTAAGCCATCAGCGTCTAAATAAACACCATCTGGAACCATTCTTGATAATACTTGTTGTAATTTCAAGTGTGTCAATTGAATCATATCAGCAAAACCAGTAACACGCTTTACTAATGAATCAATTTTACCATTATACATTCTAGGCGCAACAATAGCGTAATTCATTTTAACTTTAGTGTAATCACTTTTTGGACGCATCATATTTTTTGCCATCTCCCATTTAAGTAATTTATCAGTACCAAGAATCATAGCGCCATCATATAAGCACTCTATAGATCGTTGTAGTTTTGAATAATCACCTTCTTTGTTTCCTGGTGGATTAAATGAATCATCTCTAGGTATAACTTTATCAGCACCAGTCCCGGTTTCTTTTACTTTATACACTTCGTTCATATAAGTTTTATAATTAAAATATAAAACTTGAATAGTGTTATTATCTTCTTTGTCGTAGTTGTGTCTTGAATTATAATTAGATCTATTATAAGATTTATTTTTCATTATATCTTCAAGATCACTTTCTGATAAATGTGGAAATTGCTTTGCCAATTCGTTTACCGGTATGGTTTTTACTTCACCAACATAATATATATCTTCAAAATATGGAGAATCAGTATATGAATAAACTAAATTAGCAGGATCAACGTAATCTATAACAACACCTTCAGATGTGTTAAACGATGTTTTAACAGCACCAATACCAAGGACTGTTAAGTCGTAATAAAATCTTTTCTTTATTAATTCATAATTATTGCCTTCAAACAAAACACTTAAAGCTTGCTCTTCAGCTAGCTCAACGTTTTGCTTGTAAGCAAGCTGCATATGAATACCAAGCTCCTCTTCAGTTTGAGGTAGTGTTTCTATTTCACTTTCACGCATATCAATACCAAATCTTTGTTGGGCCTCTGCGTCGTGTTGTTGCATTCTCATGTCCACTAACACGCGATCCATATATTCAGTTCGTTTTTCAACACCATTTGGCGATTGAGAAAAAGCTTTTATATCATATGTTCTTTCTGCGATACCATTAACAACTATATCTACAAATTTAGAAATAATAGGAACAGGTGTCCAGTCTAAATTTAAATAGGACAAATCGCCATTAATTGACAACTCATCCTTATATTTCTGTATAGATTGTTCG